ATAGACCAACTGCTAGGCATTGCACTTGGAGCCATGGGCATGGCGCGCTCCGATTTTGAGGGATGCACACCCACGGAGTTTCACGCTGCACACACCGCGTGGACGCAACACCAACAACAGCAGCAGCGCACCTCGTGGGAGCAAACACGCATCCTCGCTCTCTGCACGCTCCAGCCACACTCCACCCAATCGCTCACCCCTACAGAGGTTCTCCCTCTGCCTTGGGACAAGGAGCAGCTCCCTAGCGAGCCCCAACTCTCGCCACAAGAGCGCAAAGCACGCTACGAAGCTGCCCTTGAGCGATATGGAATGTCCGACAATGTCTAACGTCTAATGTCTAACGTCTAATCTCTAACGTCTAATCTCTAACGTCTAATCTCTACCATCCCCATGGACAAAACCGTGAAATTTCGCGTCGAGATAGAGAGCAACGGGCAAAAAGTCCTCCACTCTGTCACGGCTAGCACCGAGGAGCTGCGCAAAGCCATCGGGGACATACCCGATGTGGCGCAACGAGCCACCTCCTCTCTCTCCAACATGGGCAGCTTTGCCCTTGCCCTCAACTCCTCCATCGAGGTCGTGGGGCGTCTGCAAGATGTCATCTCGGGCATTGCCCAAGACTTCAACGCCTTCGACAAGGGCATGCGCGCTGTCAACACGATGGCTGGAGAGAGCAAAGAGGGGCTATCGCTGCTCACGGGGCAGGTGGAGCAGCTTGCTAACACCATCCCCCTTGCCAAGGAGGAGCTGGCATCGGGGCTCTATCAGGTCATCTCCAATGGTGTGCCCAAAGACAACTGGATTGCCTTCCTCGAGCAGTCGTCGAAGTCTGCCGTCGGGGGCATTGCCGACCTCGGGCAGACGGTCACCGTCACCTCCACCCTCATCAAAAACTATGGCTTGGAGTGGAGCGAAGCTGCAGCACTGCAAGACAAGATACAGACCACTGCCAAAAATGGTGTCACCTCCTTTGAGCAGCTTGCCCAAGCTCTCCCACGCGTCACGGGTAATGCTGCCACGCTGGGGGTCACTGTCGATGAGCTTATGGCGAGCTTTGCCACCCTCACTGGGGTGTCGGGCAACACCAACGAGGTGAGCACGCAGATGGCTGCCATCTTCACCGCGCTGGTCAAGCCTAGCTCCGAAGCCACCGAGATGGCACAAGCCATGGGCATACAGTTTGACGCAGCAGCCATCAAGGCAGCAGGAGGCTTTCAGAGCTTTTTGACCAACCTCGATGGCACGGTCAAGGCTTATGCCGCTGCCAACGGCATAATAGCCGAAGAAATCTACGGCAAACTCTTTGGCTCAGCGGAAGCACTCCGCGCGCTTATTCCCCTTAATGGCGAGCTAGCAGATACGTATCGCAACAACGTGTCTGCGATGGCGGACTCAGGTGGGACGATAGATGCAGCCTTTGAGAGTATGTCGGGGTCGGGAGAAGCGGTTACACAGATGCTACAAAACCAACTATCTTCAATGTTCTCGTGGATAGGGGCTATTGCATCTGCTGCCCAGCCCTATGTCACTTACATTGCATTAGCAGGTCAAGCTACATCTGGTTTGGTGTTATTCGGACAAGGTATAACTATAGCCTCTAAAGCTGTATGGGCATTCACCGCAGCCAAATGGGCAGACGTTAAAGCATGGGTAGCATCTACTGCAGCTACGATACGCTCTACCGTAGCTTCCTTAGCGTCTCGTGCCGTTAGTATACAACTCACGGCTGCAATTATAGCAAGTGCTGTGGCACAAAAGGCAGTAGCACTTGCAAGTAAAACATGGACAGTTGCTCAATGGGCTCTCAACGTAGCCCTATCTGCAAACCCGATCGGGATTGTCATAATGGCTATCGCAGCTCTCGTTGCCATTGTTGTGTTGGCTTACAAAAAGAGCGATACCTTCCGTGCTATTTGTGACAAGGTTTGGGGTGCGGTAAAGAAATTGGCTGGTATCATTAAGGATGCCCTTGTCAAAGCCTTCAACTGGGTAATCGAGAAAATCAAGATAGCTTGGGAATGGCTCAAGAAATTCTTGGGACTAGACGATACAAAGACCATAACAGTCGAGACCAAGACGAAAGATAGGGGAGGTGGCAAGAATGCCAATACAAATAAATTTCAACCTCCAAAGACCAATCCTCCTAGAAATGCAATAGGGGGACATAGTGGTGGTGGTGGTCATGCTAATACTAATACCATCAATAAACCATCTGTAGGTCTTATTGCTAAGACAGAGGATAAACTTGAAAAAGCTCGTAATGCTTTGCGCGAAGCCACCAGCGAGGAGTCCATCAAATCTTTACGCGAAGAAATCACTCAGTACGAGAAGGAATTAGATAGACTTAATAAAATTGGTGCAGGTGCTCAGCAAAAGGGTATAAAGTCAGATGCATCTACGCTCAAAGACATTTCTACAAATATAGATATCCTTACTGAGCAACTTCAAACAGCCAATTTAGAAGAAGCTGCTGTCATCAATAAGCAGATTAAACTTTGGCGTGATAAAGAGGATGCTATCAAGAATGCTGGTCTCGTTACGAAAACTACCATCAACGAAGAGGCTAAGACACTCGAACAGATTAATGCGAATATTGATATCCTTACCGAACAGCTCAAAACAGCGACCTTAGAACAAGCTGCTGATATCAACCGCCAAATCAAAAAGTGGGATGAGCTAGGCAGAAGTATCCGCAATGCTGGTCAAGAAGCCGTCTTTAATGGGGCTGCTTCCACACTCAAAGATATTAATAGCAATATTGATATCCTCTCATCCAAGCTCCAAACCGCCTCTCTTGAAGAAGCTGCACGAATCAACCGCGAGATACAATTGTGGGAGAAGAAGGCAAAAATCATCAAGGATATGGGGAAAGCTGGGGAGAGTGTAGGTAAACAACTCCTTTCGGGCTGGGGAAGCGTCAAGAGCGTGGCTAGTGGTATAGACAACATTACAACGGCTCTCGAAGGCAATGATAATGCTTGGAAAAAGCTCACTGCTGTTGTCGATGGCGTAATAAGTATCTTCCAAAATGTAGCCACTATCACGCAACTCATTACTACGCTTACTACAGCTCAGACAGCAGCTACCACGGCTGGAACGATTGCCAAGGAAGGACATGCTGTGGCTACCACCACTGCTGCAGCTGCATCTACATCAGGAGCGACCGCATCGCTCACCGCAGCCACCGCAGCAGGAACAGAAGCAGCAGCAGATACCACCGCAGCAGCAGCGAAAACACTTAAAGCTCATGCATGGATGCCTTTTGTGGGTGTGGCTATCGGTGCTGCGATGGTAGGTGCGTTGCTCGCTTCAGTGGTGAGTGCCAAAAACTCAGTCCCTAAGTTTGCCAATGGTGGTATCGCCTACGGACCGACCCTCGGTCTCTTTGGTGAGTACGCAGGCGCGAGTACCAACCCCGAGGTCGTAGCTCCCCTCGACAAGCTCAGGAACCTGCTCGACATCGACAGCCGAGGAGGAGGCGTGGGCGGACGCGTGGAGTTTGAAATCAAAGGACGCAATCTCGTGGGTGTCCTGAGAAACGAGCAACACCGCAGCAAGAGAAATCTATAATAACATCAGTCATTACCCCCTTCCTATGTCCAAGCCTATAATTTACCAAGGAGAATTTGTGTCGCAAGCCAACGTGGTGTGGCGTGTAGAGATATGGCGCGATAGCAATGAATCTTCTAGCGCATTGGGTGAGTTGCGTTTCGATGCTAATGAGAGTGTGCTGATAGAGTGGGGAGAGACGTCCAAAGAGGAGCCTCTATGTCCCAGCACGGCTACTATCAAAGTTATCTCCCCTGCCGATGGCACCTACCAAAACCTCTACACCATCAAGGCTGGAAGCGTGGGAGCACACATCTACAGAGATGGACAGCTCTATTGGGCAGGCACGCTCGATGCCGAATTCTATGAGGAGCCTTATGAGATGCGCGACTCCTATGTGGTCTCACTCACCTTCAGCGACTTTGGTGTCCTCGACCGCATCCCGATGCCCCTGCGTGGCATCGTCACCCTCAAAGACGTCCTCACCACCGCACAGCAATGCGCTGCACTCGAACGGCTCACACTCGACACCTCCATGCTCTCGCTCCAATACGAGGATGGACAGCTATATCCCTTTGGCAACATTGCGGTGAATGCCGACAACTGGCGCGACGACACTGGCACCTATGCCTCCCTCAAGCAAGTGCTCACCGACATGCTCCAGCCTCTTGCCCTGCGCCTTGTGAGCCGTGGCGGAAGGCTCTATCTCTACGACCTACACGGACTCTACACCACCGCGCAGCGCGAAAAAATAAACTGGATGGGCAGCAGCCAAACGCTCAGCGTGGACAAGGTGGTCAACGACTGCACCCTCACCTTCAGCCCCAACGTGGAGAACACACTGCTCACTGGAGAAGTCACCTACACCGACCCCGTGGGGGTGGATGCAGCCAAAGGCATGGTGATTCCCCCCCTATTCCCCAGCGATGAGAGCTTTGAGCACGTCGAGGACAAACGCCTGCGCGACAAGTATGGAGATTTCCACATCTACGTGCAGGCTGTCGATGAGGAGCGAGGAGCCACAGCCCTGCGTGATTTCGTGCTCTTCACTTCTACACGAGGCAAGGGACTGGCGTATGTCAATCCTGCAGCGCGCTATTTTCATCGCCTAGCCCTTGGAGGGGGCAGCAAGGACAGTGGGGTGGCATGGACTATCGCCAACACGCGCAGCCGTGACCGCTACCGCAACTTTGGCTTGGAGCTGTATCCCGACTTGCGACAGCTCAACACACCTAGCGATGTCGGGAGCGGAGTCATACTGCGCTCGCAGCGTGTCTATGTGCCTCCCTGCTCGGAGGATTACGACTACATGCTACGACTCACGCTGCCCATCTTGGTCGATGTGCGCTATAATCCCTTCCACGACCCCTCGCCCATCAATGATGAGGGGGAGGTCTACCACCAATATAAAGTGCTCACGGGCTGGGCATTTTTGCCCGTTGCTGTCAATCTCTATGATGCGCAGGGCAACGCTCTGATGCACTACACCAATCGCGGTCTTGCACAATCGGCAGGCATCCCCTCCTCTCTAGAATTGGGAGGCGAGTGGGAGATGGGGGCAGGAACTGTGGGCGATGCTTGGCTAGCCTACTATGACCGCAAAAATCCCATTGAGGATACAGGACTATCGAGCTGGGCTAATAACCGCCCTTGCATCGGGCGCGCAGACATCCGCCAGCGCACCTCCTTACCACTAGCCGACAATGACAAGAGCCATGCCTACGACATCCTTGACCGCATTGGTGATGGTCAGCCCATCCCCTATCCCCCCATTGGAGGATATGTAGAGGTGGTGGTATACGAGGGCATCCATTGTTTTGACTATGGCGAGGGGAGCAGTTGGGAGCAAACCTATTGGTGGAGCAAGGAGCAACTACACAGCAAGCTCCGCTGGATGCTCTACAAAGCCCCCAAGCTCGAGATAGCGCGCTGCTATGGCAACTTTGCAGCTGCAGAGCTAGATGATGTGCAGCACCGTGCCGTGGTCAATCCCGATGCGCGTGAGCACATGAGCCTAGATTTGGCTTGTGGCACGCATCCTGAGACTGCACCCTCCGCACGTGGATTGCTCTATTATTATAGTCGTCCCGAAGGACGTCGCTCGCAGTTTGGTGCACTCCACACTCTCATGCGCGCAGGCGACAAAGGCTCGCCCGAGCGACTATTGCTCAACACCATCTTCTCACAATTCTCCACGCGACACACGAAACTCTCTGGAGTGTGTGCCCTCGCTCAACATCCACTTTCTCTCTTCACCGAAGCCTGCCAAGGCGACCGTGTGTTCATCGCCACTGGGCTTACAGCCAATCTCATAGAAGACACACAAGAAGCTACCTTCGTGGAGCTTAGCCCCGAGAGCTTCCGACCCTCTAACGTCTAATCTCTAACGTCTAATGTCTAACTCCTATACCCTCACCCAGCACCTCACTCCACGTGCCACTCAAGGCGCGCGAGGAGGGCATGCCACCTCGATGGGCAACTCCGCAGGTCAGACAGACGGCAGTGGCACACCATTAGAGTGGCATAAGCACAACAATCTATCGCTATTACAACGCTTTACGACCGACAACGATGGTTACCTCTACTTAGCTGCTGCCCCGACCAGCGACAAGCCCAACGAGGGGGCGGAGGGGCAAGGGTCTAACTCATCCAGCCAGCCCCATAAGATTAGAGCAGGATGGGCAGATGTGGCAGGAAATGTAGACAAATCCTCCCCGATATGGAGCAAGTTTGACAACTACCTCTCCAAGATTCAAGACGACACCGCAAAAGGTCATATCACCTATGATAAGGGATTGACCGCAAAAGGCAAAGCCCACCTGCAAGAGGGGGCAGTGTTTGGAGCTTTGCCTACCTACTACGTCGATGCTGAGGGACGCGCTCACTTGCGTGACCTCGCCATCGATGAGCATCTAGACGTCCCCGAGCTGCGCTACAACCGCACCAACGTCCACATAGGCTACGAGCTGCAGTCGCCAGCTGCTGGCATCATTGAGCGCGTGGAGCGACTCACCGATGAGGTGGGCAAGGTCTATCTCAAGCTCCAAGAGGGCGAACTCGCCACAGTGGAGGTGGGCGACCTGCTCACGGGCATCTACCACGCCACCACAGCCCAAGGGGGCGCAACCAAGGACTCAGACGATGGACGGCTCAACCTCACCTTTGCAGGCTTCGCCACCACGTATTTCAAGGTGGAGACAGTAGACAGCGAGCGCAAGTGGTTTACCTACTCGCTGCGCCCCAACACCACCTTCCACCCTCAACCTCACATGACCTTCGCCAGCCGTGGCTCAGTGTCTCGCCCCGAGCGTCAGCACTTTGCCATCCACACGCGCACCTACACACGCTACTTGCGTGGGGTCAATCAGTGGGACATCCTTGCGAGCCACGTGGCGATGCAGCAGGGAGAACTAGACAACCTCCATGAGCTGGGCTACCCCAGTGAGATATCAGGGGTCGGACTATTTGCCGATAATGTCTACCTCACGGGCAAGGTGGTGATAGACGGCAAGCTGCGCGACTTTAGCGATGTGGTACACGACCTAGATGGCAAGATTGCTGACAGTAGGCTCTACCTAGAGTACAGCAAGGACGGCAAGACCGATTGGCACGCGCCTGCTCAAGATGGTGACCAATACCTTCGCCAACGCAAGGGTGAGCATGGAGCGTGGAGCGATGCCGTACGATTTGCAGGTAAGCCCGTGCAGCGTTTCTACATAGACTGCGTGCGTGGTAGCCAATTTTATCGCGCTGGGCAAGGCTATGTTGGGACATTTCGCGCTGTCCTCGAGGAGGACAATGTAGACATTACCGACACTGTCCATCCCTCACGCATCAAGTGGACACGCGAGAGTGAGGGAGACGATAACTACTGGGCTCTCCAGCACGCTCACCTCGCGCGCGAGATAGAAATCACCACCAATGATCTTGCAGGACAAACGACGCTCATTTGCACCCTATATACCCCCAACGGGGAAACCGAATCAACTCACAAACAATCCCTATAATCCCTATCACTATGGCAGTACAAGCAAAATCGCGCCTCACGTTTCATCAGCTCGTCGATGGCACAACCGTATCATTTACCCTATCCACCTCCCAAGGCAGCACCCAAGTCAAAAGCAAAGACCCCGTGTCCTTCCTCCCTGACTACACTAAGACTGCACAGGTGATTACTCCCCATATTGGCATCCCTGGACTATCGGGCAATCAAGTCAAGGGAGCTTGCACGTGGTATGTCAATGGCTCACGCGTGACAAGTGGACAAAACGGCATGACTATCGCTACGACTGCGCCCTACGCGCTGACCATTGGGCAAAATATGACGACTGCCACCACGCGTGTCACCTGCGAGTATGCACACACCGACCCAACGACGGGACTGAGCACTCAATTGCAAGCAGAGATCACTCTGTCGCAAGTGGAAAATGCAGGCACCATGATTATGGCTATGATACTCCCTCTTGATGGCAATATCTTTGTCACCGAAGGCGGTGCTAGCAAGCAGCTACGCTTCGAGGGACGGATGCTCCGTGGAGGGGCTGAGGACACTACCAACGTACAATATGATTGGCACATCCAAGGGGTTAATGGTCAGTTCTATCCCATTACGGCTGCGACAGCTCCAGCAGGTAGTGGGTTGCCATCGGGCAATCTCTTTGCCAATTGGACAAGCAAGACCATCACGGTAAATTCTGATGCCATCCTCAACATTGGCACAATCAAGCTGATAGCCAAGGACACCGATAGCACTTCCTCAACCTACAACAAGACGGCAGAGGCTATCCAGAGTGTACTCGACACGACTGACCCCTATGATATTCTGCCCGATGCCAAGCAAGGCACGCATCTTAGTCGCGGTAATTCGATGGGATTACCTATTGAGCTTATCGTTCGACAAGGCTACAAGCCTATGGCGGAGGGCTTCTACGTGGGCAAGACCTTAGGATTTTACCGACTCACGGCTGCAGATGCCAAGGATAACACTTGGTCTCCATCCCAAGCGGACTTTGTGGGGTGGACTATCTCGAGCAATGAGGTCAAACGTACCTACTCATCCTCCTCGGGACAGACCGCAACAACAGCCAACCGTACTATCCGCATCAAAAATGACCACCTACTCACCGCTAGTGGTTCTGGAACGACTTTCGAGTTCTTCTTAGACTTCTAGTTATAAATCCCCCTCAATATGCGACACGCCAAATCAAGACTTACCATACACCAACTTGTCGATGGACAGAACGGCAAAGATGGACTCACCCCACAGCCCAACCTGCTGCGCGATGCTCACCTGCCTCTGACGTTAGGTGCATGGCAAAAGAACACAAACAATGGAGGTACTATCAACTTTGAGAGTAACGTTGTTCCTCCCATCACTGGGGTAAATGTGTGGGCAGCTTTCGCTGCTCCACAGTCAGAGTCTTATGGCGAACTATATCAACATCTCTCTTTTATATCAGGTAAAACATACACCTTTTCGGTCTATGCTAAAGGTGCAAACAGTGGTTGGTTTATTACTTGGCCTATTGGAGTACACCGACCTTTGTACGAATCTAAACAAGTGGAAGAGAATGGACTCCCCGATGGTTGGAAACGGTATGCAGTGACTTTTACTGCTGATAAGAGCGGAGATGCGAATGCTTATCTGCGTTCATGGTTTCAAGGTGGACAAAGAATGTCGGGTAAGGTCTATTTCGCAGCTCCAAAACTCGAGGAGGGTCGAGTCGCTACCCCTTGGTTGCGCGCGCAATCTGACTTCAAAGGGGATGATGGTGTTGGGGTGTCTGCTGTGCTCTCTGAATATGCTGTGAGTTCTTCAGAAAATTCTGCTCCATCCTCTGGGTGGAGTACAACACTACCCACGTGGCAACAAGGGCAATATCTCTGGACGCGCTCGCGCGTCACTTTTACGGATGGGCGCGTGGTGACGACCACTCCACAGGTAGACAGCGCGTGGAAAAAGCTCTCAGAACTTGCCTATGAGCAGGCGCACATGGCTTATCTCAAACAGGTGTTTGAACAGCGCGCTGGCATCGAGGGGGGCTTGCTCTTTGGCTCTATGTTGCAGATGAGGGACATCCCGATTGGTGGCTCAACAAATGGAGAGGTAGCAGCTTATTTGAGTGGTCTGCGCTCTACCAAGGTGGGCAATACTCCTCGCCCTGCACTTGCTCTTGGTGTGTCTAACTTTGGCACTGCTCGTGAGTCCGAGGTTATCGGCTTACACCACAATGGTAGTGGGCATATTGGTGGTCTCAATTTTTCGCAGCGCAAGGATGACGGCAAGTCGATACTCTATATCTCCGATGAGACTGGTGTGGAGCGTGTAAACTTTTCGGGAGATGGTATGCCTACTATAGACCAACTTGTGTCACGAGCTACCGTAACAGGGACAATACCTGCCACGAGTATATCTGTCTATGGCAAAAATCTATCGGACTATTGGGATGTAGCACAGTCGGGAGAATCCCCTTTTTTCCGCGCGACACGTGCTACGGGTACTCTCCGCTGCAGATTTCGCCTTTACAAAAGAGGGGCTAATCATTCTCCTTGCATCTTGACCCTCATACTTAAGCACAGAGGAGCGAACTACCATCAACCAGTGATGACGCTAGGGCAAGTGACGGAGGGTGTAACAAGTAAGGATTTTAATTTAGATATCCCTGCCAACTTATATCCTGGGGAGGAGTACGACCTTGCGCTGGTACTATCGGGATACAAGGCATTTGACGCGACGGGTATGTTGATTATGTATTCAGACCTGACCTATACGCAGACCAACCAAGACCCTTATACTGGTATGTTTGCCAATGGTCTTATGGCTTACCACTCACCTTCGCAATACACCTACATCAAGGACGGCAAACTCACCATTAAGGGCGAGATGAGTATGCCAGGCATTATAGCTAGTGGGAGGGTTAGCATAGAGGGTCAGCTTGAGACTAAGTGGGGTAAGGCTATTCGAGCTTGGCGTAGGTCGACAGGAGAGTATCTTATCTATCACACGATAGGACATACCAACTATAGCATAGTAATCACTCCTCTCGGCAACGGTAACCTCATGCAAGGACAACTTGCTGCGCATACGGGTGATGTGGCTTGGTGCTACCTCAAGGACGTGCAAAATGGCTGCCGTATGGTCAACACTCCCTTTACCTTCGCTATATTGGCATGGTAGGGGCGCAAAAAAAATCGCCCCACGCATCATGACGATAACGTGGGACGACCAACGGAGTATTTTGTGTGGGTTATAGCTTACCTGCAGCTTTCAGACGCTGCCATTGCTTACCTGTAATAGGTTTAAATTTGTAGGCTGCGTGGAACAAGCGATATACCTCGGTGTAGTTGCTGTCAGCATAGGCTTTGTAGATTTTCTTTTCGGCTTCACGCAGCACAGAGTTGGGAACGTAGGCGATAGTGTCGCGCTCGAGGAAACCATGTATATTTTCGCGCGCATTTGGTTTCTCTTTGCCTAACACAAGGACATCGTAGGCTTTCAAGAAGCTAGGGTGCAGTCCCCTTGATGATAGGATGTCCTCGCTGTACATTAAGAGGGCTGGGGTTGAGGATACGGTGTCGCGCATATTGTCTCCAAACATGCGTTCGCCATAGACATATCGCGAGGGTTGCCAAATGAGCGAAGTGTCGGGCTGGTCAAAAAATGTTCCAGCTATGATTTCCCCCTGCTTCGCCACCTCAAGGGCGGTTAGTAGCTTCTCTCCGTCCTCGGTATATTCAGCCTCAGCAGCTCGAGTGCGCACGCCTTGCGCTGCTTCAATGCGCACGAGCTGGTCGGGGAGTATCTTGCCCTTGGTGCTTGGCACCTCGGGACTATCGCTGCCACATGCCATGAGCAGTGGCGCAGTCAGTAACATTAGTAGTAATCGTTTCATAGTTATGAATATTGAGATGCTGCGAATATACGCATAATTCTCAAGCCCACAAAACAGATACACCACAATCTTAACGACGGAGAATAAAAAGCCCTCGGTCGTTCATAAAAAAGCTTCTCACACCAATTTATGCAAAGCCAAACTAGGAGGCACACGACCGAGGGTAAATCCTTTGTCGTGCCTCCTAGTTTGGCATTAAACGTAAGTGGATGTGAGAAGTATTGCAAAGGTACGACATTCTCTCCACTCCGCAAAACCATTCACCTGCAAACGGCATTAGGATGCCAATATAACTCCATTATTCACCTATTCTAAATCTCAACTCAATGCAACAGTACAATGCTGCTCCTCTCCCTTTTCAAGGTCAAAAGCGCAACTTCGTGCGCATCTACCGCGACCTGCTTGCCACTCTACCCGATGACGCTATCTTTGTTGACCTCTTTGGAGGTAGTGGTCTCCTCTCCCATGCCACGCGCGTGGCTAAGCCCAATGCTACGGTGGTCTACAACGACTACGATAACTACCGCCAGCGCATTGCTGCCATCCCCACAACCAACGCACTGCTGGCACGCATCCGCCCCCTTGTGGCTAATGTCGCTCGACACGCGCGCATCCCTGATGAGACGCGCCTTACTATCCTTGACATACTGCAACAAGCCGACAAACAAGGATATGTGGATTATATCACGCTCTCGTCCTCGCTCCTCTTCTCATCCAAGTATGCGACCTCCTTAGATGGCTTTGTCCGCGAGCAACTCTACAATAACGTGCGACGGAGTGATTACTCTGCTGAGGGTTACCTTGATGGCATAGAGATAGCGTCAGTCGACTATCGCGAGCTCTTTGAGCGATACAAGGATAATCCTCGCGCTATATTTTTGCTCGACCCTCCGTATCTCTCCACTGATACGACTACTTATAATATGTCGTGGTCTCTCTCTGATTATCTAGATGTGCTCACACTCCTCAACGGTCACCGCTTTGTCTACTTTACCAGTAGCAAGTCTCAGATTTTTGAGCTATGCGACTGGTTGGGACGTAATCCATCGCTGGGCAATCCCTTTATAGATGCTGTTCGCCATGAGCATGTTGTTGCGCTTAACTACACTGCTGGCTACACTGATATCATGCTTGCCAAGGTGTCCTAGCCCTCAGAGTTTGGCAGGATTCTCGTCCTCACTCTCCATACATCCCTTAATATGGCGCGCGGAACTCTTATACTAATCTAAGTTATTGCTATTCAGCTTGTTTGTTCTTCAGATAAACTTGCGTGTCCCACCATTAGTACGCATCTTTGCACTGCCACCAAGGGGAAGCCCCTAGAGTAGTGGAAAGACGTTTAACACTCAAATTCTCAACGCATTATGCTTACCGTTTACAACCGTACTTTTGTGACTCGCAACGCTCAATACTCCTTTGCTCGCCAACTCCAAGTAGACCTTGTTCTTAAGGTGCTCAGAGCTACAGACCTCTACGCTGCAGCTGATTTCTACGCCAGCTTCCTCGAGGAGTATACCGATGAGTTTATGCCTGATTTCGAGCACGACTACGAAGACGAGGATGGAGAACCCTGCAATGCCTTCCGCTATAAGCCAGAGGCGGTGTGGGATTACCTCATAGAGGAAGTACTCGACCATTTGGGATATCTAGACAAGATACTCAACCCCGATAGATAA